GGGGTCGGGAGCCGCCTTGGGCCACGCCTTGAGGGGCAGCGAGTCGTTGAGCGAAATGCTGCTCATCGTGTCGCCCGGCGTGCCGAAGGACACCGCCTGCGTCCGCGAGCTGCGGAGCGTGGAAGCCGACTTGAACGCGCTCATTTCTTCGTACCCAACCACTTCTGCGGCGGGGAGGTGGTGGAGACGACCGGCGGCAGGTCTTCCCACGAGCGAGCGTCGGCCCCCGCCGTAATCGGCCTGAGCTTCGCGGGTGGGTCTGCGTTCGCCCCCGGCACGGTGCCGGTGCCGAATACGGGGAGCGTCGCAACCGGCTTGATGTCGTTAGCTGCCATGATGCAAGCGTCCCCGATTCTTTCAGAACGCGCAACTACCGCCGCATGTTCGCGACGGGCGAGACGCGCTCGGGCTGCGGCGGGGCCTCTTCGGCAGGCGCACCCTCGCCGGTCACCTCTTCCACACCGAGCGCCGGGAGCACTTCCTTGGTGTGGAAGAGGAAGCCGCCGAGAAGGTCGGCGTCGCTGGCGTAGCCCTCGTCGGCGAGGTGCTCCCCGAGCTCCATCGCCTCCTCCATCGTGATGTCGCCCATCACTTCCTTCATACCCAGCACGAGTTGGGGGTCGAGCATCCCCATGACCTCGGCGAGCTTGAAGACTTGGTCTTCGGAGAGCGGGTCTTCCCCGAGAAGCTGGGCTTGATCCATCTCGACGAGGTTGTCTTCGATGGTTTCGGCCGCGTCTTCGAGCAGCTCCATGATGGGGGCGAACTTCGTGTCGCCGCCGGCCATCATCTCGCCCTCGCCGCCCTCGGGGGCTTCTTCACCCTCGGGCGTCTCCTCCATCCCCTCTTCCTCGGGCGGCGGCTCCGGCTGCTTGCCGTTCATCGCCATCATCTTCTTCGGGTCGATCGCCATGATGGTGCTCCTCCGCAGACGCTACCGAGGCGCTGGACGCTAGCGCAAGGCTCGCCGCCTGCCATTCACAATTTCATACGCCGGAATACCCCAACCGCGCCGCCAGGGGGTGATTACCGCGCGGTCGTTGGGGCGATTCGGGGGGTGAGGCCACGTCGCACCGATCATGCGGTGCGGCGCGCGAGAGTCCGCGGGCATCTCGAAAAGCCTGTCGCCGGCTACGACCTGACCGTGCAGCACGAAGCTGTCGGGAGCCACCTTGTCGTCGTACGGGCGGCCCGTCGCGTCGTCGATGCGCTCCGTCCACCGCTTGCGAATATCCGGCATGGTGCCGTGAAGCGCACGCACCGAGCGATCTTGCGCGGCGTTGTACGCCGACGCTGCGCTGTACGAGGCGGAAAGCTCTACACGCCAGCGGTGCGCATGAATCGCCTCGTCAATCTTGGCGAGCATGATGTGTGGCTTGTCGCCGACAGAGGCCGACTCACGCGCGACCCTTTCAACCAACGCGCGCATCTCGACGCCCCACCCCATCGTCACGCTGCGGTGATACTCGGCGTTCATCGTGCGGGCGACTTCGGCGCGGTCGGTGCGCTGGCGAATGTTGTCGCGGAGCACGCGAGGAACGCTGCCCTCGAAGGCTCGAACCATGCGCAGTGTGCGCTGTTGCGAGTCCGCGATGGCGTCGTTGACGATGCCAACCATTTCGCCGCTCACCGCGTTGACCACCTTCACCGCATCGTTTGCGATCAAGTGGTGCACGGTGCGTGACACGCGCTCAGCGTTCTGCTGCGGCGACCCGCGGCGGACGGTGCTCGTGCGAAGTTCCGCGAGCACGACGTTGAACACGTCGTCCGCTGCCCGTCGCGCACGACCGTCGATCAGTCGGTCCACGTCATCGTGAAACCCTACGAGCTGTCGTTGCGGGTCTGGCTTCGGCATTACAAACGCGCGCGGTCTTCGTCGTGGATCGAGTCGTGGCAGGTCGTGCAGAGCGTCACGATGTTGTTGGGGTCGTTAGACTTCCCCTTGGCGGCGAGCCATCGAGACACGGGCGCTTCGAGCCCGCCCTTGTGGTGCACGATCAACTTCTGATTCGTGCCGCACGCCTTACACCGAAACTCATCACGGCGCATCACATCGCGCACAAGCGTCGGGGGCAGACCGCCCTTACCGCCCGTCGCGAGTGTGGCCCCAGCGCTCGCGGCGTCACGGCGAAGTCGCCGCAGAACTGCCTCGTCGTTGGGGTCTGTGTTCTTGCGGTTGTGGAGCCGCTCTTGGATGCGCGCCGACCGCTGTGCCGTAACGAGGGCGTCTCCCATGCAGGGAGCGTAGGTCAGGCGAAGCGCCCGCGCGAGTCGCGCTTACGCTTCGACACACCACCCGCCGCGATCCATGCGGGGCGCGCGACCGCAGGCCGGGTGCGCCCCGAACGCCCCATGATGCGGTCCATCGGTGTGCGCGGCTGCCGAGAGCGAGACGCTCTGTACGCAATTCTGGTGGTACCGCATCACGTCGTATGCGTTCCCAGCCGGCCCCGCACTACGAATGCGGTTACTCCGATGGTTCAAGAACGCTTCGTACGCGCTCCGAGTGGTCGCCACGGAAACCGTGCCCCTCTAGACGCGCGGCGTGGTGCTGAACCTGCCGCATCGCCGCCTCCATAGTGGGAGTCACACGGGCAGGGCGGAATGTCGTTCGCGCAGCCATCACGCAAACCGCCCGTGAGCGTCCCGCTTCTTCTTACCAGCGCGAAACCCGACGGCAGCCTTCGCCACCTTGGACGCCACGCTGCTCGTCCCGAACGTGCGGTTGATGCTCGCGATAGCCCCCGACTTCATCGCAGCGTTCGCGCGGTGCGCGGCAGCACCCAACTGAGCGTACCGCCCCGTCGCGCCGGAATCGGGACCGAGCTGTCGCGAAAGCCCGGCCGTAGCGATGCGCGCGACGTGAGCCGCGGGGGACAAGTGCGCGGCAGTGACCGCCGCGTCGCGTGCCAGCCGGCCAGCAGCCTGGAGTTTTCTACCCATGTGTTTCCTCACCTGTAGAGGCGCGCGCCTCGGAAGCCAGCGCCAGCCATCCTTATCGCACCGATCATACCACGCAAGCCGCCGCGCACGATGTAGACCTTTTTACCCTCGGGGCTGTAGTAGAAGACGCCGCCCTTGCTGCCCTTGTGCAGCACATGCGGCACCTCCTCGTGTGCGTGTTTCAGCTCCTCGGACAGCTCGCGCATCTTGGTGCGGTGGTCGGGGTGCTGGAATCCCGCGCGCCCGGTCAAGAACATCATACCGACGCCTCCCATCCCACCCGCAACGTACGCCTCGCCGCGGTAGCCCTTGTCGCTGCCGAACAGCTTTTGCATGAGTGTCTTCCGCTGATCCGGCTTCAACGGCTTGTCGATCCCGTGCTTCTTTTTAAACTCTCGAAACTTTGTGGCGATAGCGGACTGCAAGCGGTGAACCTGCCTGCCGGGAGCTCCCAGCGCACGCCGCACGCGCTGCCCAAACGACCGCTCGTACGTTTGCTCAACCTTCGTGCGAACTGCGGTCACCGCACTACGGTGGGTTTTGTTGTCGGCCACTCGCTGCTTCACGGAAGCAACACGGGCTGACGCCTGCTCTGCCTTGCTGACTGCGTCAGCCCACGCACGCTCCGTGGCAGAACCGGGTACGCGATCGTTCTTGGGGCCGCGCGCCAGGGACGCCTCGCGAAGTTGTGCTCTTGCGGCCTTCGCCGCCGCACGGGCCTCGCGAGCCTCACGGCGCAACACCTTCGCCTCGTCTGCATTCTCTTTCAACAAGCCGTCTAGCCGCGCTCGCTGTTCGTGAATACGCAGACGCCCGCGCGGCGTAGGGGGTGGTGCGGGCGGCGGCGGGGCGGGCTTTCCAGACGCTGCCTCGCGACCTTTCGCTAGCTTGACCAGTCTGTCTTTCTCTACTTGAGCAGCGAGCTTTTCTAGGAACACCCGCGATTGCTTCGCGGCCATGATCTCCGCAGTGCGCGCCTTCGTGAAGGTGTGCCCGAGTCCGTATGACTTCCGGCGCTCCTGGGCCATTCGCGCCCTGATCTCTTTACGGCGCGCTTTGATGGCTGCGCGCTTGGCGCGCGCTACGCCGGCCGGGGACGCCTCGAACTCAGCCTTTCGTGCAGCCGCACGCTCTGCGCGCTCGCGCGCCCACTGCGCCGCCGCGAAGGACTTGCCTGCGGACGTTTCACTGAGACTGCGGACGGCGTCTTTCTCGGTACGGCGCTTCTTCTCTGGAACGCCATCGAGCTTTCTCGCAGCGTCCGCGCTCATGCCCGAGCTCTCTGCGCGAACTCGTGCGCTGTCCGCTTCGTCGTTTCTGCCCTCTGCTCTAAGGGCACGTTCGCGTGCACGCCAATACTTCTCGCGAGCGTCCCAATGCTCTGCCTCCAGAGAGCGCTTCACATCGTGCTTTTTGTGCATCCGATGGAAATGCGCCGCGACACGACGGGTGCGCTTCGCCGCGTCCATCAACGACGCAGCGAGCGTTGTGTCCCCACGCGCCATCGCAAGCTGTGCGCGCCGCAGTAGGTCGCTGGCGCGCCGCCCGTACTCACGAGCCCGGTCGATGTTCGGGCGCCGATCGGCGCCCGGCCCGACTTGAATATCCAGTCCAAGGCGCGCCCGCTGCTTTGCAACTTGGCGGGCAACCGCTTCGTTGAGCCGCGCAGCGCGGTCAGACGGGGACTGGTTCTTCTTTGTCAGCCACTTAGTCTTCTTCGGTGCGCGGGCCATGCCGCCAGACTAGCGGCGGCCCTTCGCCGAAGCGAGCAGGCGCGCTTCGAGATCGCTCTTGGGACGCACCTTCGGCGCGTAGGCGCCCATCTCTTCGCTCTCCGGGTAGCTGAGCCAGAGCACTTCGGTGCGCGTCCCGCGGTTCTTTCCCGCGAGCAACGCCGTGTCGAACCGCACAACGCGCCACCCTGCGTACAGCTCGTTGTACAGGTCACTGTCGTACCCCGACACGGCAACCCGGCCGCCGTACCCAACGATGGTGTGCAGGCGCGCCGCGAGGTGCCGATGGTGCGCGTCGTCCATCTCGTGCGCGTACGCGACGCCCTTGCGGGTTCCGAGCACATACGGCGGGTCTGCGTAGACGAACACCTTGTTGGATCGGCACTGCGCTTCGGTGCCGTACCCCGTGAGGAAGTCCAGCGCGTCGGCGTTGTCGATCTCCGTCACGCGCACGAGGGCGCGCGCGTACTCGCGGAGCTGGTCGATCTTGCCGTAGCCCTTGATGTAGCAGCGGCCGTAGCCGTTCGTGGGAAGGTCGATCCCCGCGAACCCCATGCGCGAACGGCACCAGAAACGACGGGCCTTCTCCACGGGGTCGTCAGCGGGCTCGCGGGCGGCAACGAGCTCGTCGCGTGCGTGCGGAGACAGCTCGACGACTTCGTGCAGCGCGTCGGGCTGGTTCCGCAGCACACGAAAGAAGTTCACCACGTCGCTGTCACGATCGTTGACCGCATAAAACTGGTACGCCGACAACGGCAACGCGAAGAACACCGACCCCGCGCCGAAGAACGGTTCGATGTACCAGTCGGCGCGCGCGAAGTGGGGGATCAACTGGTGGGCCATGACCCCCTTCCCCCCGTAGCGCTTCACGATGCTGCCTCGCTTGGTCACGTCGGCATCGTTCCCCAGCCCACCTTGGGCTTGTCCTCACCGGGGCCGCGGTTGATCTCGACGACGGCCCACGAAGGGCCCTTCGCTGCGGCGCGCTCCGCATCCGGCGTGTGCGTCTTGCAGGCGTACACCGTCGAGATGCGAATGTGGTTCACCGCGGGCTGCGTGGGTCCGTTGATCTTCAACGGAATCATCATCGCGAGAAACTTCGCCGGGTCGGTCTGCGCAAGCACGTCGATGCCGGGGTCGCGCTTACGGAGCTCCTCGTAGGGCACCATCACGATGATCCGCGTGAGCGGGTGCGCGGGGCACCCCCCGACTTGGCACTTCGTGCCGGGGGGAAACGCGTACTTGGAGTGGTACTGCTCAGGCGTCGCACGCCCGCCCATGAACCGACGACGGTGCTGGATGTTCTGCTTGCTCATCGCGCTCTCCTCGTTCTGTACCCGAAGCACTGCATGATCGCCGGCCACCCGCCCTGGTTGAACGCGCGTGCCTTCGCGTCGATGTGCAGGTCTACGACGGGCTTACCCTGCAAGCCGTCGTCGATGGCATGAAACACACCCGGTAGGTAGGCCAGCACGAAGGCCAGCATCTCTTGGTAGCGGTTCTCGAAGAACCCTTGCTGCTCTTTCCAGAGCACAGGGTCCACCTTCACAACCCCCGCAGTGACCAAGGGGTCCAGCCGGGGGTCTACCCGAAGGGCTCGGTTCGCACGGTCGGAGCACAAAAGCAGGATGTGCCCGGCGCGACGCAACGACCGTAGGGTCAGCGAAGCGCCCGGCACAAGCTCCAGCGGTGTCTCCAGGTCGTCGAACGCGCGCGTGTCGTCGCGCACGATGACGCCGTCGAACTCGAACGAGATCAGCATGTCACTCGTCGGGGGCGAGGTGGCTGTCGAACTCGCCGACGACAAGCCCGTGCGTGGCGCGAACCATCTCAGCGATGATGGTGTCTTCGTGCTTCCCGCGCCACGCACCTGTGACGATCGCCCCGTCGGGGCCTACGGCGATCGTGAAGAAGTCCGTGATCTCACCTTGCGCGACCATCTTGGTGAAGGCCGCCGCAGCGCGGAGCGTGCCGCGACTGACGGGCTTCGGCTTCGTCGGCTCCTTCGGCCCGTCCTTGGCGTCGAGCAAAACGAGGCGCGGCTTGTTGAAGTCACCCATCAGCGGACCCTCCGATTGGCCTTAGCGGCGCGTGCGATCTTGTCTCGCATGAGTCGGTGAGGGTCCAGTACGCGGTACCGCTTGCCACCTTTCGGCGTCGCCGCCGCTGCGATCAGCCCGTCGCGTACCCACTGCACGACCATCTCGAACGACGCGTTGTACCAGCGCATCACCACGTCTGCGGTGACCCACTCCCCCTGCGTCATGTTGTCGAGAATGGGGTAGGTGATGCCGTACTTCGTGTCTTGAAGCACGGTCGGCTTTTCCGTGCCTGCCTTGGGTGGGAGAGGCACGAACTTCGGGTCGTCGAGGTACTCCGCGCGACCGATCCAGCTCGGGTACCGCGCCGTGCCGAGCACGGGGCGGCTGTTGTGAATGAAGAACGAGCTCACTCGATGGGCTCCTCGGGCAACGGCTCCTCGCCTTCGGCCGGCATACCCTCTACGCCCTCCTCCCCTTCGAGGCCGGCGAGCTCCGCGTCGAGTGCGGCGAGCTCTGCGTCGAGCGCGGCGTCGTCCTCGGGGGCACCCTCCTCACCCTCGGCGGGCTCGGCGGCGGACTCTTCCTCCATCTCTTTCTGCATCTGCATCTGACGCTTGGCCATCTCTTCCATCTTGGCCATCTCTTCGTCAGCGTCTTGCTTGATCTGGTGGATGGTGTCCGCGGGATCGTCGAGCCCGAAGTACGGGCCGATGAACTTCGTGGCCGTGAGCGCATCCACGAGCCCCTTTTCCTTCGCCGTGCCGGCCGCCTGCACAGCCGTGTTGGCGTCCGAGAGCGTCGGCTGGAAGTATGGGCCCCACGCCAACGTGATGTGGTCGCTCGACCCGAACTTCCGCGGCTCGAAGCTGCGCTCCCCCGTGTCGGGGTTGGTCACCGGGCGCATCGGTAGATCGAGCACCTGACGCACGACGCCGATCCCTTCAACCGGGCGCGGCGTCAGGGCCGCCTTGCACACCTTGATGACGATGCGGAGCAACCGCTTGATGCCCCGCTCGCCGTACTGCTCGCGCAGCACGTCGGCCTTCTCCAACATCGAGCTGTAGTCGCGGTCGATCTCCGTGGCGGTCTTCGCGACCTGCGAGCTCGACTGGTCGATCACGACACGCGCCATGCGGCACACGAGCTTCTCGAAGCGCTCGGCGAGCTCCAGCGCAGCGCGAGGGCCCTGGCCGTTCATCTCCATGTAGCTTGCGTTGCCCTTGCTGAGCTTGAGCGCGTTGCCGGAGCCCTTCTTCAAGCCCTCCGGCATCTCGTCTTCCGACACGATCAGCAGCGTCGGGTCGCAGTTGGAGATCACCCCGCGGTTGGCCTGCGAGATGAGCGCGTCCATCTGCTCCATCATGTCGAACGCACCGTGCGCGTCAGGGTCGCCGTCGATGTCGTCTTGCACCTCTTGGTTCTGAATCCACACGGCGGGGCACTCCCCGATGCCGTGCTCGACGCGGTTGGAGTCAAACTCGTTCCAGTTCGGCTCGCCCTTGTCGGCCGGCACGCCCTCCCACACCTCGTCCGACTGCGTGTCGATCACACGGCGGTAGAAGAACGGCCGCTGCTCGACGATGCGGTTCTTCTTCTCGTCGAAGGTGACGACGGGCTCGTAGTAGACGTAGCGAACTTCGAGCTTGCGCAGCGTGTTCTCCGCGCGCGACAGGTACATGGGGATGCACCACCGCGGATCGAACACCTCGAAGACGGGGCGCCCCTTGTCGAGCTTGAACCCGATGGCCACCGAGCCCATCGCGCCGCCGTAGTTGCGGGCCATCACCATCTTCGACCACAGCCGGCCCTCGTCGCAGATCGCGCCGAGCATGTCCTCCGTATCGGGGTCACCCGGCACGCGCACGATGGGGTGTCGCCGCTGCGAAAAGAGCAGGCCGGTGAAGCGCTCGACGATGACGCGACCGAGGTGGTACGGCGCGTCGGGCCGGCGGTACTTCAACGAGAGCGTCTGGTCTGGGTTGCCCTCGAAGCCCGGCGGGATGTACCCGGTGTGTGCGACGGAGGCGCGCTGTTCGGTGGGCAGCACGGGGGTGCCGTCCCACGCAACGCGCCGATGGTCGTACTGCTGCGCGCGGAAAAAGCCCCACAGCCTGTTCAAGTGCATCTGGCGCGCGGTCATGCGGTCGCCAGACGACATCTGATCGAAGGCTGCAATCGCGGTGTCCCGGCCGGTGCCGTCGTTGGTCACGCTCATGGCTCGTACCTTACCCCGTCACCGCTGGAGCAGGGAGTGCTTGAGCAGCTTTGCCTTCTTGGCTTCCTTCGGGCCGACGGTGCGCGCACCTTCACGAGCGAACCAGCAGTTGTGCACCGCGTAGCCGTGCACGACGAACGACTCGTCTTCCTCGACGTGCAGGTTGTAGACGGTCCCGCGGAACGTGCTCTTGTCGATGCGAAGCAACGGCGCGCGCACACCCTCGGGAACCCGCTCCGTGTGGTACCCAGCAGCGGGGGGCCGGCGCACCGCGCCCCCGAAATGAACGCGGTCGAGGTCGCTCCCCGTGTTGTTGTAAAGCACGGCGGTGTCGTGCACGCCGAGGGTCACGCGGTATTGCCCATCGACCAGCGACGTGACCCCCGTGTTCGGGTTCGTGTACAGGTGCTCGCCCTTGTCGATGATGAGCGAGGGACGAAACCCAGCGTCTACGAGGGTCTGGCGTGCCTGCTCGGCCATGCCGAGCGACCGGGTACGCAGCACGAAGGCGCTGTTGCCGAAGCGATCCACAGGCATCGGGTCTTCGGCAACGAGAACCCACCCACGGAGAACGGCGAGACGCAGGCTTGTGGGCGCACGGAGCCAGTTCCACGGAAGCGCGGCACGCCGACCGGCGGCCCCCAACAGCCGGATGGCGGCGACACCCTTCTGGCCGAGCACGATGCGGAACGAGGAGCGGTCTTCTTCGATGTGAAACCCCGTCCCCGGCGCAACACGGTTCGCCTGCTGCGTGCAGAACAGGCGTAGGTGCATCGAGTTCGGCGGCAGCTTCACGGAGAAGTGCGCAGCGCCGGGCCGAACCTTCGCGCGACTGGCGAGCAGGATGCCGACGAACTGCATGAACTCTTCGTCGAGGGGCAATCCGAGCGCCGCGGCACCCGGCGGAAGCGCGGGCGGCTCCTCTGTGAACTCCTGCTGCGGCGACAAGAGCGAGTGGTGCTCGTTCAAGTCGCGAGCGCGCACCCACTGCCACCCTTCCGGCCAGTGAAACTCGCCCTGCTTTCGGTACTTGAAGTCCGCAGGGAACATCGCGAGCACGGGGTGCTCGTGCGTGACCGTGATCGGCGGCCCGTTTCGAGGGGTGAGCTTGTAGACCGTCGAGTCGTACGCGCGGCTGGTCACCTCGGTGACCTTGCGCCAGCGACCCTTGTGCGTGAGCACGCGGTCGCCCACTTCGATTTCTTCGATGCGCGTGGGGCCCCTGTGCGTGAGCACGCGCTGGCCGGGGGGTAGGCACGCCATGAGATAGTCCGACGTGTGGCCCGCGGGCGAGTAGTTCATCATGCCGTTCATCCACGCTGCGACTTCATTGGTGAGTGGCTGGCCTCCCTGACTCGGGATGATCCACTTGCCGTTCTCCATCTCGACGGCGATCGACTCGACACCGAAAACCGGGTCGCTCTTGTTGCGGCCGGTGGTGAAGGGGCGCACGGGCACTGCGGATAGATCGCGTGTGAAGTCGAGAATGAACGACTGCGCAGCGTTCGACTCTACGAACACGATGGACAGGTAGCGTTGGTGCGTGTTCACGATGCGCTGCACGATCTCGGGGGCGGTCCATCGCCCCGACTCGATGCACAACACCTCGCGGTCGCCGTTCGGGTGAATGGCGATCGTAAAGATTACGCTCAGGTCAGAGTTCTTCTTACCCGTTCCGAGGTCTACGCCGGTCACGGTCATGTAGCCGGGGGGTACAACGCGCAGCTCGCCGGGCATGGAGCGCCCGGAGCCTCGTTCGAGGGCGCGCTTGAGCCACTCTTCACGAAACCGCGAGTCGGTGTCGTCGCGCGCAACGCAGAGAAGCTGTCTCGCGAATTCGAGACTGCCCATCGTCTTGCTCTCTTCGATACGCTCGGCGGGCCAGCGCTCGGGCCACGACAGGGAGCCGTCTTCACGCACGACGGGGTTGCGTTCGGAGAACCAACCCGGCAGGGCCGCCAGCCGGTGCATCAAGTCTTCGGGGTGCCACGCCGTACCGACGAGCCAGATGAAGGCGTTGGCGGTCATGCGCCCTGAGATGGTCGCGTTGTACCAGCGGTACAGGTCGTCGCGGGCGTGGTCGGTGCGCGTGTTCTCGTAGTCGAGCACGTCGTCGAGGAAGGCCCCGTCGAGGCGCGAGCCGAGCACGTTGCCGTGCACACCGACGGCTTGCACAGAGGGGTCGCGGGCGGCGGACGTGCGCTTGACGGTGATGGCGGCGTCGGACCAGCGATCCCCTGGGACGAGGTTCGGAAAGACGAGCCGCAGCTCTTCGGACTGCTCGATGTACGTCTTGATTGCTTTAACAATCTTGACTGCCTGCCCCGCGGTGTTCGAGACGATGGCGAGGCGCAGGTCGGGGTTGTTCCCGAGGAGCCAGAGGGTGCGCATGACGCACAGCGAGAAGGACTTACCCGACTCGATGTGCGACCAGATGACGGCGCGCTTGTGCTTGCTGGCGATCTCGTGAAACCGGCGGTGGATGGGGGCCTGCCGGATGGGCTTGTGGGTGAGCTCGTCGCGCCCCACGAACTCGCAGAACACGTCACACGACAGCCGAGCCGCGGCGATGCGGATACGCTGTGCGCGTTCGAGCATGTCTCTCGCCGCGTCCGGGTTGGCGGCGAGCCAGTTCAAGACACGTTCTTTGTTCCGCTCGTCGAGCATGGCGCTGTTCATTGTTGTATGAGTAGCGTTGCCATGCCGAAGCAGCAATACACGCGGGACTTGTACGAGACGTTGCTGGTGTACTACCGGGACCACGCGGAGGATCACGCGGAGGCTGCCCGGCGGTGTAAATGCACACGCAAGCTGGCACAGACGACCTACGAGCGCGGGTGGCGCGGCCTTGCGTGGGCGAAGCCGCTGCGCGAGGTGCTGGAGTCTGAGCAGATGCAGGCGCGGGCGGCGCGCTTGAAGATGGAGCGCGAGTCCTTGGAGGCCGAGGAGCGCGCACGCATGGACGCACGAAAGGATGCGTTGGAGGCGCGCGCCGCAGAGGCGAAGGGCGCGAAGCTGAGCAGGGCGAACGCGATCATGTTCTCGGCGGCCTGCTCAAAGGCGCTGGTGGGGTTGCAGCGCTTGGTCGCGGAATTCGAGGGCCGCACACAGAGCCCCGCCGCTGTGCAGAGCATGTCGTTGAAAGAGATTCGCTACTGGATCACGACCGTCAGCGGCGCCGTACGCGACGCACAGGTCATGTTGAAGACGGCCCTAGAGATCGAACGCATCGTCACAGGCGAACCCCTGGCCGTGCTCTCGATCCGCACCGAGAACATGGGCCCGCAAGAGATGTACGCAGAGCTCACCCGCACCCTAGAGTCGCTGCGCATCCTCAAGCACCTCCCCAACGGCACCGAAGGCAGAGACGCCGCCCTCGACATCCTAGACATAGACCCCACCGCCTAGCCGCGCTTCGAGTAGGGGCAGGGGTCGGGGGCCCACGCCTCAATTCGTCTAAGAAAGGGTTTTTGGATTCTACATTTTAGAATTTCGTTTTAGAACGAGGTCGAAACTGCATTCATTTTCTGATCTGCGTACCTACCCCTCCGAGCCTCCTGTTTTCCCAGGGGGGTACCCCCCATCGAAACGCAGAGCGGGCTAGTCACGTTTTGATATCGTGACCGCTTTGGGTGACCAATGCGTACAGCCTTTGGATACCCTGACGAGCTAGTCACGTTTCGCGAACACGCGCAGGGGGTAGGGTACGCGCGCGAAACGTGACTAGGGAGTGTTGCGTTTGGGGGCGCTCTGAAACCCTGAACGAGCTAGTCATGTTTAAGAAAGGGCGACTGACTAGTGCGTACTGCGTTTCGATATCGTGCACGAGCTAGTCAGCGTTTCGATATCGTGACTGACTAGTGCGTACTGCGTTTGGGGTATGGGCTCGGCACGAAGGCTGCTCTGACAGGCTCCCTAGAGCTCTGAGCAGAAAACCCTCTGAACCCTCTTGCGTTCTCTTTAAGAATGGGTATTGTGTTGGGGCCTCGACGAACCGGCCCCCGCAAGGGGGCCCTGACGCGCCTAGGGCGCGAAACGCGAGGCGCGACAGTCACAACATACTTCCCCCGCTGCGGCGGGGGCCTTTTCGCGTTCTAGGACTAGGCGCGAAACTGGGGAAGGGTGCGTCTTGTGTGCGCACCCTGGAAAAGGATCGAACGATGAACGCCAAGGGTCTTATCAAGTCGGTTGCCCGCGTGTACGCCATCACGTCGCCGATCGCGGTCAGTTCGATGATCGTCGGGTTTGGCGTAGGGTTCGTCGCGGGTACCCTCGCGAACCCTACGCACGGGTTCACCCGCGCCAACCCCTTCGCGAAGGGGGCCGGCGCCGCCAAGTAGCTCCCTCGCGCCCCCTTCTCGAAGGGCCCCCTTCTCTACATCCTACGTCACCCCTAGCTAGGCATCGCGCCTAGCTTCTCTATACGCGTGCGATGCGTGTAGGGTCGCCGGTACCCTCCCCCGGCAGAGCTCTTTTACAACTAGACGCGCGCGCCTACCCCTGGCGCCTCTCATGCTCGCGAGCTGTTTCACGTGAAACAGACTCCCGCGGCAAGAGGGTATGCCCAGGATGCAAGGTACCCGCGTGCGTCGCCTCTGCCAATACCCCCACCGGGCCCATTGAACCCGGTGGGGTCGATACCGCGATGCCTCGCAGTACCTACCGCCGTGTTTCACGTGAAACAGCTACGGCGGTAGGTTCTACGGTGCACCGCACCGTGTCTCGAAACCCGCGCCGCGATTCACCGCGGCACTTGAAAGGAATTGCATCATGGCCAAGTCCAACCGCCGCGCCCCCCGTACCACCATCCTTGCCACCATCGCGGATAGCGACACCGCCCCGGCCGACGAGGCCACCGTGCTCGACACCGCCCACGAGATTGCCGCGGACGCCGCGCACGAGCTCGCGGCCGACACCGCCGCCGAGTACACCGACACCGCGCCCGCGGTCACCGACCCCCACGGCGCGGCCGTGGCCTTTCTGGCCGCGTTCGACCCGGCGCGGTTGCCGCCGGGTATGCACGCGAAGTTCCTGTCCAGAGGGAACGTGACCCGTATGGGTCGCGTGGCTCTCGCGGCGGCCGGGGTCGAGCTGGACGGCCCGACGCACCGGGCATACAACGAGCTCCGTTCGGGATTCTGGTCCCGAATGGGCGGAACCCTCCCGCGGCGCGAAGGGGGCACGCCCCGTGCGCCCCGCACGGCCGGCGGTGCCCGCGGCGGGAACCGCGCCGCGCGCATCGCGGTGTTCGCGGCGAAGATTGCCGCGGCGTCGAAGAAGCTGGCCGGCATCCTCGCCACGGTTCCCGCGGGCGCCGCGCCCTTGGGTGATGGGCCCGAGTCACTGGCCGCGGTGGCCGACATCACGGCGGGTGCCTTCGCTACCGTGGCCGCCGCGGTTGCCGGCCGCGCAGGGACGAACCCGGCCGGGTTCGAGGCGCCGCGAGTCGCTACGCCGGCCGTGGCGCCGGTTCCCCTCACCGCGGGAGGGTTCGCGGTGCTTACGCCCGCCGGACGGCGGTCCGCCGTCGAAGGGGGGTTGATTGACGAAAACGACGCAGGCGAAAAGCTCACCATCCTGGCGTTGCCGGATGGTGGCAAGGTAGCCACCGTTCGCACGGCGAGCGGTGACCGCACTCGCATCGCGACGCGGTTTCTCGTCGGTGTGGCTGTGTAGTTCCGTCACCTAGCACCGGGGCGCCTTACCGCGCGCCGCCCCGGTGCACACTCCCGCGCGGTCGTTTGTGCATATTCGTTTAATGTTTGGTTTTAGACCGTCTCGAACCCTCTAGACGGTTTGCATAAGAGATTATGCAAACATCGGCCGGCGCACGGTACCCACACGGCCGTTACCTACCCCGCACCGGGTACCTGGAAAGGGAATTGTCATGGATAAGAGCTTGAACCGACTTGCCCGCGAGAAGTTCGAGACTGCGCACGCGGCCGCGTGCGCCGCAGCGGCGGCCCGCGGGCCCGCACTCGCAGAGATGTCGGCAGTGTGCGGAGCTCCGGGTGACTACCCGGAGCTGCTCAATGGCCGTATCGCGGCCTACGCCGACGCGGCCCGCGCCGCCGCGGAAGCTGGCCTCGCGTTCGACGCGGTAGGGTCTACGCCGGGCGTAGACCCGGCGGCCTACTTCGCCGGGGCGCGGGCCCTCGCGGCGCCCGACGACCGCGAGCGACTCGAACGCGCGCAACGCGCGTTCGACGCGGTTTGCTAACCGGCCAGGGCCCTCGCGGGCCCTGGCATCATGCGCCGCATATCGGTGCGTCCACCGTCCTAGCTAGACGGTACGCGCGGCGCGGGAAACCCGTACCCTCGTGCATGGTGCACGAGCAGCCGGGGAGCCAAACCAGGAAAAGGAATTGAGCCATGAACAAGCACGAAGCCCGCGCCGTAGCTGAAACCGTTACGAGGGGGGTGTGCGTTCTGTTTGTAGGCTGGGATAGTGGTGGGCGGTACACCATC